CTTGAACCGCTTGTAATCTGACCAGGTTGGAGAGCCAGCCGGGTCATCATCGGTTGTGGAGACAAACTGCACCACATCAATATCAGCAAAAGATGAGCCGCCGGTCAGGTCGTCAAAGTCACCAGGCAGGCTATCAAACAGGCCGGTCAATGTGTCAAACGTATCTGTCGCCGCATCGTTGATCCTCAAAACCTTCACACCCATATTCACTCGCGCAACCCTGACCGAGGATGTGTCAATGTAGTTGCTGAACAAATAGGTCGCAGTGGATGGAGCTGATGATGGGTCGGTAATCCTCAAGCGATTGCTGGCAACGCTACAGCCGGTCTTGCTGCCGCTGAACGCAGTATGCTCTGTCTGCGTTGCAGTGTTTGCAAACACATCCAAATCCTCAGCGCGGATCACGACACTAGCAGCCGCCGCTGATTGGTTGCCAGATTTGTCGTAGGCCTTGATCATGTAAGTGCCGGATCGTGGCGGCACCGTCACACTGTTTCCAGGGCGTGCGACTTTGTTGACTGCCGTGGTTGCATTGGCAAAGGTTGCGCCGGTTTCTGATGGCGTGTATCTGATGCGATAAAACGACAAATCAAGATCAGCAACCGCGTCCCATTCCAGATGGATGCCAGCAGATGACACATTGAAGCTGAAATTTGCCACATTAGCTGGCGGGTCAGACAAGCCCTCAACCGTTATATTGGTGCGCGATACAAAATCACCCTTGATCCCAAATGTATTGATGGCCCTGGCTCTGACATCATAATCAGCATCCTGCACATCTATGACCTCAAAGTCGCCCAGGTCGCCAATGCCAGCGGAGATAAATGTTGTGTCGCTTGATTTCTTAAACTGCACCTCAACGTTGTCGATCCGCTCTGGCGCGTCTGCCGTTACCGTTGCCGTTATAACATTCGTTAGATGCTCATTGATAATCCTCGCCTCGCTGCTAACGTTCAACCCGATTGGCGGCACATCAAAAGGATCAGCCAGGATTGTATTGTTGATCTCAAACGCGGTCTCCTCGGCAGACCAGTCATAGACCGCTGATGACGTTTCACGCAGCGTCATGTTCACGATCATATCGCCACCGGCATCAGGCGAGAACGTCCAGTTGACCACCTCAAATGGCTTGGCGCTAAACCCGGCGCGGGTGTTTGTGAAGCTAATTACATCACCGACCTGGAGCTGAAAAGCACGCATCCCGAATGATCCAGAGATGGTGAGCTGCTCCCGGTTTTGGAAAAGAGCTATCTTAGCTATTCTTTGCGCCGTTGCTGATGACGACACCAGGCCCATCTCCAAATCCATCGCGCTCTCATCGCCGCCATCAACCTCAATAAATGTTGATGATTTGATTTCGGGGAAATCACTAAACTGCCAGTTGCTCTCCTGCCCTCTGAACGTACCGCGCACGATGTTGAAATTATCGCGGCGCGAGTGCCGGGTCTGGATCGTTACATTTGAGCGCAGATCATCCTCATCCAGGGCCACAGTCGGGCTGACGTAGGCTGCCGCCTTTACGCGCCACTTACCCTGGGCATACCATAACATGCCGCCCATACAGCGTAGCAGGGCGTCCAGGGTCTCCGCTGGCTTGGACCCGGTGGTGATAGCGCCATTAGTGGTATAGCGGTCCTCTGTAGCGCCCCCAGAGAGTGTAACGTCCTCATTGCAGATATTAGCAGCGGTCACTAACAGCGTGTCGTCAATCTCATCGCTATCAGAGCGCAGGCCATAATCAGCGGTCAAATAGTCGCGCAGGCATAGCGCCGCATTGCTCGACCAGGCAGTGCTGCCGGTATTGGGATTATAGACTTTCTTGCCCTTGACGATTGCCGTGATGTTTGGCTCGCCATTGGGGAAAGCATCAGCATTAAACTCCAGGCGCGTGTAGACATAACAGATGCCCTGGAGCCGGTGATCTGATGTCCATTTGCCAGCGCTCTCCGCAATCAGGTCAGCGTCAGCGGTCTGCGTTGTACTGCCCAAGTGCTTATTGACGCGCACATAACCGGCATATTTGTTTGGCGCTGTAACCTCGCCATCCCCGTCCAGGGTCAGCGCCTCATCATTCAAATATACTGTCTCGATTTCCTGACACTCATGCCCGGCCAGTGCCGTCACAATATGCAGGAATTTATTGTTATCGGTTGCCTCTTTGTAAACGATGACGCCGCCAACCTTAGTGCGTCCATAGATAATCTGGTGATCGGCAATGGCTGATGTCCCGCTGACCAGGATGGCTGATTGGCCTGGCTGTACATTACCGGCGGCGCGTGGCTTGGGGGCAAGAGCGTTCATTGCCAGCTGCAAACCAGCAGATATTACAAATTTTTCAGCAAAAAAAGCAAACGCACCACCGGCTAGGTTGATTGCTGCGGCCGAGGCGAAAGCAGTTGACGCTGCCGCACTAAGCGCTGCGCCTATCACTACCGGCGCGGCGTGCGCTTGATCCGGCACCAGGGCAATGATTGCTGCTGATGTCAAAAACGTGGTGGATGTCAGCAGAAGCCTTCTCATTATACGCCCCAAAAAATATCGCTATGCTTTACCGGCTCAAATACCAAGCCATCATATCCTAAAAATGCAATCTTGTCAGATATGGCAACGCCAAACGCAATCGACATCACCGATGAACCCAGACCCTCTGATCTGCCAACAATCGCGCCCCTGGACGGCAACCACACATCGGTCCTCTGCAATCGTTGATCCACCGCCTCAACAATGTCGGCGCAACCAATGCGCTTGAGCTGGCGCTTGTAATTTAGCAGGCAACCCCACTCAGTTTTGTAACTGCCGACCCAATCCCTAAACAAATCAATCCCGGTCTGCGCCTTGATTGCGCCGCTGGCAAGCGCCAGGCAGTCATTGCTGCCCCAGGAAAATGGCCGGTGGCGCATATCCTCAATGTAATTATTTAAGCGCTTATCCCAATCATCCAGCTTCAACCGCGCCCCCAATTAAATTGTTTGTCTTGCAAATCCTCAACAAACTCCAAGCCTCGGTCATTGGGATAACGGGATTTCTGGCTTTGATCGGTAAATCGGAAAATCCGCGCACGCTCCAAATCAATCAACCGGCTCTCAACGCTGATGGCGATAGTCGATGTCTCTGGGCCTTCATCGATGTCCATCCTGTCAATGTAGCCGGTGAACAGCTCAACAGCAGGCGTCACATCTCCTGTTGAAATGTCAATCCTGCCGCCATCCTCTCTGAGGACAAAACTGCCATCCTCCAGCAACAGATATTCACGATTGGCGTCAATCGCGCCAAACATGATTTTGCATAGTCGCCCCTGGTAAGGCTCAGTGATGGCAAGTGAGATCAGATTGCTTGGGATGCCGGAGAGCGTAATTGTCGCACCCTTGGCCGCGATCTCAGCAGTCTCCTCCATTTCGCTGATGCTCAGGAATTGCCCGGTGCCGGTGTAAGTAATGCCACCAGTTGTAAGGTCGCCCAGGCCGGTCCAGAAATACAGCGGTTGGGTGTCCAGATATAACTGCACAGCGAAAAACGGCTGCATCTCCGTTGCGCTGAGTGCTGATAAAATGCCTGTACCGATATCCCTGGACATTAGGTCACCGCCTCAATCGCAGCAAATGTGATGCCATAGATCGCCGCGTTATTGATTGCCCAGTCGGTCTGATTGCTGGCCAGCCGGAAAACACCCACAGCACTGCTAACCACAATCGTGGCGTCATCTGCTGGCGCGGTCCTGACATAAGGCCAAAGCTCCAGCGTTGCCTGGCCGGATGCGTTGCTTGTCACATCCTCCAGAACCTTGTGCAATGTGGCTGATGAACCGCCGCCGAGTTGGATATAGTCGCCTGCCTTTAGATAGCCACTAGCAGACGCAGGGAGGCCGTCAACAGTCAGTGACTGTCCTGTCTGGCTGGCACCATTCACAACCGGCGTGCCGGGCGTTGATGAGGCGCTACCACGCGCTGCCGCCGCATTGGGGTCGCCCATTGTAAACGTGCCTCTGCTGCCTTGCAGGCTGACCAGGAATGACACCCAAACCTCCGCATCAGCTCGCTTCATCGGCGGCAAAGTAACCTCAGCCTCCCAACGCTGACCCTGGTGCGCGATGACTTGCTGCTTAAACGTGAAAGGGCTTTGACTGATTGAGACCGCGTTGACAGCCCTGAGATTTATTGATGAGATGCCAGCGACTGTGGGCAACGTTATTGGATATGTGATTGCCATTGTTCACCCCTTAAAATGCAGCCGCAAAAGAACCGCCGCGCCGTCTAGCATCCAAAACAGCGCCCTTGGCGGCGTTACTGATTTGCGGCAACATCTGCATCACCTCAGCCCGTACAGTCTGCTGCACGCCTGTTGTAACATTGATGGTCTGATTAACAATTACGCCGCCGCCAGATATGCCTTGATTTGGAATGACGCGAGAGTTGTTATTAGGGATCACAAGCTCCGGGCCGCGCTCACCAACCAGATAAGGCTTGTTGGCGGTCATTGGGCCACCAACCGCTTTAGTGCTAACATTAAGGCCTAACGATTGAGCAATAGGTCCAGTGATCTGCTGCTGGATAGCCATCCGCATCAAGTCGCTAATGATCGACCTAGCCATTGACTTAAAGGCGTCTTTTACAGTGCTGGTTCGATCGGCAATAGAAACAAGCGCATCCTCAAGAGCGTTGACGCCGTTGAGCTTGGCGTCCTCCATTGACATCAAAACCTTATCAGTCTCCTGCGCCATTGACTGCATCTCGGACTGATATATTTTGCTGGAGTTTTGAAACGGCCCAGAAATCATCTGCATGTTTTCGCCTAGCTTGGCGTGCATATCAGTAACTGCATCTGTCGCGCCTTTTGTCGCGCCTGAGGTGCCTTCTAGGCTTGTAATCAAGTTTGCAAAAAAGCTGTTAACATCTGCATTTAGGTCAGATATCTCAACAAATTCCTCGCCCATATTTTTGGTTCTGCGAGCCAATTCTTCTGTCAAGCCAGCCAATAATTTAAAGGCGGGAGTTCCCGCCAGGCCTTGATTTGCGGCATCATTAAGTGCCGCCGCCATTGTTTTGACTTCATCAGCAGTTACATCAGCGCCATCAATTAGCGGCTTTAATATTTCTGCCGCTTCTTTCATGCTGTCTTGGAAGGCTGGCGATGCGTTCTTAGCAGCATCGGTAAAAAAATCTAATCTCTCAACAATCTTCTTTAACTGCTCGTCAAAATCCTTTTGCTCAGTCTCAAAGTTAAGAGATTTTTTAAGATCAAAGATTGTTCGCCGTAACGTGTTGATGCCTTGCACCAGGTCATTGTAAAAATTCTTGAAACCTTTGACGATTGCCTCAAACGCTTCAATGATCGCAATCGCCATCTCTTTGCCGAAATTCTCTGTGCTTTTAAAATCCTTACCGATTTTATTAAGCAGGGCGTTTCTAGCAGTGTCGGCAAGATGTTGGAAAGCAGGCGCAAGCGCTGATGTTATAGTATCGCGGATACCTTTAAAGAGGCTGAATAAGCGAGTAAACGCATCATTGGCGTCCTCAACGCCTCGCGCTGATTTTGTGGATAAGACCAGGCCAAGCGTCTCAGCCTCTTCTCCCATCTTTCGGAGACCTTCACCGCCCTCCTCAAGGACAATCAGCAAATCAGAGGCACGCCCACCAAACAGCTCCTGCGCGATTGATGATCTCTCTGCTGAGTTGGTAACGCCATCAAACCGATCTGCTATCAATTCCAGGACGGCAAACTGATCACCGAGGACGCCATTTAAATCATCAGCGGAAATGCCAAGCGCCTCAAATGCGTCCTTGGCCTCACCGCTGCCGCGTTTCACAAAATCCAAAGCGCCCTTGTTTAAAGTGCGAACACCCCTAGCCAATGTGTCTAGCTGCACACCAGATAGCTCAGCCGCATGTTCTAACTTTCGCAAATCCGGGACAGCTATGCCCAAAGTGCGCGACATCTTGCTGATTTTGTCGATGCTATCTAGTGATGATTTTATCAGCAGGCCCAAGCCGGTGGCACCAACAGCCGCAACAATGCCAGCGCGGAAACTAAACAAAGACCTCTGGACCGCCCTTAACCCAACCGCAACAGATCGAAATGCCTTCTGTGTTTTATCAACGGCACTGATTTTTACTTTAAGATTTGTGTCTGCCATCTTCAATCACCTTAAAATAAGCGAACCACTCGTTGATTTCAGACAAGGTCAAATCCTCGATCTCTGTCTGGGTCTTGTGTAACCGATCCGCTAAGGCCATCACATTAAGCCGGAGCGGATCGCTTCTCAGTTTTTTTCAGCTTCCTCAATACTGTCGTTATCGCCAAACATTTTTCCAGCGATATCGGCAATGATAGAAACCTCCTCAGCCATTAAATAGACTTTATCCTCAAGCGTGAATAGACGTTTGCCGTCCACATCTTCTGCCTTCATGATGATTAGATCGACCATTCCATCAATCGTCATATCGTTCAGAAAATTTTTATGCTTGCGCTGAATTTTGTTGATATCGCCAGCGGTAATTGGCCCCGCATAAATAATCAGCGGCGCATCATCGTCACCCCATCCAGAGGCTTCAATGGTGCGGCGCTGTTTATTACGGCGTTCAGCAATTTGTTTGCCGAGTGACAACATTAGCTAACAGTACCCTCCGTAAGACCACCAGTGATCTGAATTGTGTAAGACGCAGTGACCATACCATCAGCAGCGGCACCAATTGAACGACCTGTAATGATGCCAGAACCACTAAGCAGATGATCGCCTGATGTATCACCTTCCATCTGAAAGTTGCAGGTTACACTTGCGCCTGGATCAAAGCTGCCCTGGCCATTTGTATCGGTGTCATCAAAGTAGCACTCTACAGTTGCCGTGGCGTCTTTAAAGCTCGCAACGTAGCTATGAGCGGCATCACCCATAGTGGTGTCTTGAATTGTTTCTGCGGTCTCATCCACAGTAAATGAGATGATTTCTGCGATGGCGTTTGCGCCGGACTTTACCGTGCCATCATTGCCTTTGAATGTTGCCATTTTAGTGTCTCCTATGCGGCAGTTTCAACATCAGTTTCTGAGGTGCGATATTGCACCGTCACGGTAAAGCGCCCAATGGCAACCGGCTGCTCACCGTCACCACTAAAATCCGCTTCAAACGCTGTTACCTGGGTGTCTTTAGCCAGGCCTCCTAGCGTCACATTTGCCGCCAAGGCTTCCTCAACCTCAACAGCAATTTGGTCTAGCGTATTGTCATAGTTAGCAGTTGCTGACACATACGCCTCAATCATTACATCCAGAACCCGGTTAATTGACCGGGCCATCGTCAATGTATCAAATTCCACCGCTTCTGACCTTGTAAAAATACAAAGGCCGGGCAATTTAGTCTGCTCCAGCGGATAAATCCGGCTGCGAAATACATTGGAGCCTGTAGTCGTCAGGCCGGTTGTCGCAGTCACAATCGCGTCTCTGATTTGCTTTCGGACATGCGCCATCTAATTCTTTTCCAGTACCATCAT